ACCAAGAAAATAGACAGTACGCGATCAAAGATCATCAATACGGCTCGGCTGTAAACCCAGATGAGTCTTGTGGTGTGTGCTCTTATTACAACATTACCCCCGAAATGCAACACTGTATAAAAGATGAAAGCGGCGAAACAGGATACTGTCAGTTGCTAAAGTTTGTTTGTAGTGCTAGTAATAGTTGCTCTGCCTGGGAAGCAGGTGGCCCAATGGGTCACTCCCCTTGCGATTGTCAGGATACACATTGCGACTGTGAGTAGTTAATGGATGTATTAAATTTTATTACTCAATACCAGAAGGTATTGAATAATCGTATAGAGGACATTAGTCTGTCTATAACGAGTGGTAGTGTTTCCGATTGGGAGGACTACCGAGCAAGAGTTGGTGAAATACAGGGTGTCACCTATGCTCTTGATGAACTCAAGGCCCTGCTGAAAAAGGTAAGTTATGTCGAAGACACTGATAGTACCTGACTACGTATTAGCCTCACGCCAGGCGAAGAAACAGGCTGAAGAAAAAGCTCAAGAAAAATCTTTAACAGAACGAATTCCGCAGCCGACAGGTTGGCGGATTCTTGTCATGCCGTATAAAGGTCGTGAAAAAACTGAGGCTGGGGTTTTTGTACCAGATCAAGCACGAGACCGAGAGTCACGAGCTACTGTTGTAGCTTACGTGGTTAAGGTCGGACCCTTGGCTTATAAGGATGCCGACAAGTTTGGTGATGGTGATCCTTGGTGCCAGGAGGGTGATTGGGTTTGCATAGGTCGATATGCAGGATCTCGCTTTAACATCGAAGGTGGTGAGGTTCGTATTATTAATGACGACGAAGTTATTGCGACCATTGTTGACCCCGATGACATTAAGACATACGGAGCGTAGCTATGGAAAATAATGTGGCAGAAGCTGTTGAAGAAAAAGAAATAGAAATTGTTGAGGAAGAAGATTCTCAACAATCTGAAAACTCTGAGCAGGACAATACAAGTCCCGAAGAATCTACAGATACCGAAACTCAAACAAAAGACGAAGAGTTAGACGACTATTCAAGATCTGTGCGTCAGAGAATAAGTAAAATAACTCATAAATATCGTGAGGAAGAATCCGCACGTAAATATGCTGAGGCTTTTGCAGAAGACGTAAAAAAACAAAATGAAGATTTGAGGCGTAAAGTAGAAGAATTGAACGCCGTTAATATCGGAGAAATGGGAAGTAGAGTAGAGTCTCAGATTGAGTCTGCTAAACAAAATTACCAAAAAGCTTTCGACGAGGGTGATTCGGAAGCTATGTTTGAATCACAAAAAGTTTTAAGTAAACTTGCGTTAGATCAAGCACAGGTAGAACATTCAACTAAACTTCGAGAAAGTAAAAAAGAAGCTCCTGTTGATATTCAAGTTCCCTCGGCACCAGCGCCAGCACCTTCACCAGCACCAGCACCCGACCCTAAAGCGGAAGGGTGGGCAGCTAAAAATGATTGGTTTGGTCAAGATCAAACAATGACCTATGCTGCTTTTGGAATACATAGGCAATTAATTGAGGATGAAGGATTTGACCCAACGTCCGATGAGTACTATACTGAGCTAGACAAACGAGTCCGTGTTGAATTTCCTCATAAGTTTAATGAGGTCAAGCGAGACTCAGGACCCAGAGTCGCTTCTGCTGAGTCCAGTGCTTCCAATGCACCGTCATCTAAGACGCGCAGAACAGTCAAGTTAACTTCTTCGCAGATTGCTATTGCGAAACGGTTGAATGTTCCGCTTGAAGAATATGCAAAATATGTCAAGGAGTAAGAAATGACTGTATCTACATCAAGAACGCCACGCGAAGCGTCAACTCGCGCAAAGACCCAGCGGCGTAAGCCTTGGGCTCCACCTTCTAAGCTAGAGGCTCCTAAAGCCCCGGCTGGATACACACATCGTTGGATTCGCACCTCTCTTCGAGGTGAGGACGATAAGATAAATGTATCCTCAAAGTTGAGAGAAGGATGGGAACCTGTTCGTGCTGACGAATATCCTGACATGGAAGGAAGATATCCTACCATTGAAGATGGTCAGCATGCAGGAGTAATTGGGGTAGGAGGGCTTATGCTAGCTCGTATTCCAGAAGAGACCGTCCAAGAGAGAACTGAATATTTCCGGGAGCAGACCCGTACACAAATGGACGCAGTTGATCAAAACCTGATGAGGGAACAACATCCCTCAATGCCTATTCATACGGATAGGCAAAGTCGTGTAACATTTGGTGGTGATAAATAACCACTTAACTTAGAGAGAAAGGTAGCATTATGGCAAACGTCAATGTTGCGTTCGGCTTAAAGCCGATCAATACCGCAGGTAGCACACCAGCTACAGGCGGAACTAATGCATACCTCATCGCTAGTAACGCGTCTGCAATTTTTCAGGGTTCTGCGGTAAAGGCAGTAAACGGTGGTTCAATTGCCATTGGTTCTGCATCCGGAGACACTGTAGCATTTGTGGGTGTTTTTCAAGGCTGTGAGTATGTATCTTCAACCACAGGTAAAAAAGTTTTTTCAAACTTTTGGCCTGGTTCAGGTGCCGACACTAACTTCGATATCATCGGGTTTGTGTACGATAATCCCCTTCAGCGTTTTGTAGTATGTACAGACGCCACCTTCACAAATCAAGCGACTGCTGAAGCGGCCATCTTTGAGAACTCACAGTTCAATAGTGGTGCTAGCGGAAGCACAACAACAGGTATTTCCAGCGCTCAGTTGGACGTAGCTACTTTGGATTCATCAAACGCATCTCTTCCACTAAAAATTGTTGGTATTCTGGATGATGTGGACAATGAAGACTACACCGCTGCGGGACTTCCTGTGATTGTGATGATCAACAACCATGCACTGCTTCAGGCTGATTCTGAAGCGGCAATTTCATAGGGAGGCTAACTAATGGCTATTTCTCGCGCACAACTCGCCAAAGAACTAGAGCCGGGTCTAAACGCTCTCTTTGGTATGGAATACACCCGTTACGAGAATCAGCATTCTGAGATCTTCGACACCGAGTCATCTGATCGGGCGTTTGAAGAAGAGGTAATGTTATCTGGTTTCGGCGCTGCACCTGTAAAGGGTGAAGGCACAGGCGTCTCATACGATGACGCTAACGAGGCATACACTGCACGTTATAACCACGAGACTGTGGCTATGGCATTTTCGATCACCGAAGAAGCAGTAGAAGACAATCTTTATGATCGTCTTGCCTCTCGCTATACTCGTGCTCTTGCACGTTCTATGGCGCACACGAAGCAAGTGAAAGCTGCGTCTGTACTTAACAACGCATTTAGTGCTGGCGCATTTGCTGGTGGTGACGGTGTTGCTCTTTGTGACGCATCACACCCACTGACTTCTGGTGGAACTTTTGCTAACGAGCCATCAACTGCTGCTGATTTGAACGAAACATCTCTCGAAGATGCTTTGATCAACATCGCTGGTTTTGTTGATGAGCGTGGGTTGATTGTCGCTCTTCGCGGCTTAAAGCTTATCGTGCCTCGTCAGCTACAGTTCGTAGCAGAGCGCTTGATGGTTTCTAACCTCCGCGTCGGCACCGCTGACAACGATGTAAATGCNCTCAAGTCAATGGGTATGCTTCCACAAGGTTACGTGGTGAATGACTTCTTGACTGACACNGATGCATTTTTCATTAAGACAGATGCACCAAACGGTCTGAAGCACTTCGAGCGTATGGCACTTTCTACAAACATGGATCCAGATTTCGATACTGGCAACATGCGCTTTAAGGCTCGTGAGCGTTACAGCTTCGGCTTTAGCGATCCACGCGCTGTGTTCGGTTCACCGGGCGCTTAGGTGTAAACACAATCATATTAAAAGGGGCGGCTTCCATGCCGCCCCTTTTTGTTGTATACTAATTTAATTCTTGACAGTCTTAATGTGAGACTGACTCTAGCCACGACAAGGAGATTTAAATGGCTAATACTACTTTCTCAGGACCAGTCCGGTCCGAAAACGGATTTCAACAAGTTGTTAAAAATGCAACTACAGGTACTGTTTCTCAAAAAGAGTTTCAGATTCAAAC